GATGTCGCTAATCAAGATACTGCAGACGTAAGGTTAATTAATGGATATGCCTATGATTTTGTAGATGGCAAAATTATTATGACTACAAATGGCAGGACGGTAAAAGATACAGGAGCGGCATCTTACTTACTGTGGGTAATAAAAAACCTATCCACAGAAAGGTACGAGCGAGCGGCTTATAGTACAGATATTGGCATAGAATTTCGAGCTATCGCACGAAAGGGTTACCCTAAGCCGATAGCAGAGAGCGAATTAAAACGAAGTATAACAGAAGCTTTAATGGTAGATGAACGCACTGTAGACGTAAGTCAATTTACCTTCAGTTGGGACGGACCAAACTGTTATGTGCGTTTTGAGTTAGACAGTATATACGGACGAGACACAATAAACCGAATGTTAGGAGTTGTTACAGGTCATGGACAATAAAATTGATGCGATAGAGCTGACGCCTCCTCTGTTGGCTAAAAGCGAAGAAGAGTATCACGAGGATATGTTAAATGCTTTACCTCCTGACATCGATACGTCAGAAGGTAATTTAGCGTACGACCACACTAGGCCAGTAGCTATGGCTTTAGCTAAATTCGCTGGGTTTGATTTACAGGAGTTGCGACGTGCTGCCAATCCTTTGACTGCTGTGGGTAGCGATTTAGATTTGTGGGCCCGCACAGTGACGATAGAACGAAAAAAACCAACTAAAGCTTCAGGTACTATCACTATTACGGGAGATGCGGGCATAACAATCCCTGACGGCCATAGAGTTTATACAATAGGTGATGATGCCAAAGAGAGCCAAGCTTACGTCATTGTGGGTGATTATACAATAGGTGATGATGGCACCGTTACTGCTAAGGTTGAGGCGACAGTCGGCGGCACAGTAGGTAATATACCTAAAGGAGCTATATCGGTCATAGACACTGGCATAGACGGCATCTCCACCGTTACAAACAATGCGCCTATTGGTAACGGTACAAACGAGGAAGATGATGACGCACTAAGGTATCGAGTGCTAGAGGCACTAAGGGAGCGTGACGGAGCGGGCAATAAAGCTGACTATGAAAAGTGGGCTAAATCAGTAGACGGTGTAGGAGCGGTTATCGTGCAACCGCTTTGGGATGGTGGCGGTACAGTTAAGGTATTGATAACGGACGCTAACGGTCAAGTGGCTGGCGAGGAGTTAATCAATCGCGTTAAAAATTATATTGACCCAACTAATGGGTTAGGTGATGGCATGGCTCCGGTGGGTGCTAACGTAACTGTTGGTACACTAGACATCTTGCCATTAACGATAAGTGTTACGCTAGAGCATACTTCTGATGACGCAGAAGAACTCAAAAAAGATATTGCTGTAGCGGTCAGCAAATACACAGCGTCCGTTGATATCATACGAGTTAACGAAGTGGGTGCCATTATTATTAAGTGTGCAGATGTAATTGATTACAGCAACCTTTTAATTAATGGGTCTGTAGATAACATAATAATGAGCCAAGGGGAGCGTGCTGTAGTAGAGGAGGTAGTAATAAATGACGCTTAAAAATGATATTATTACAAGCCCTTTTGCAGACTGGATGCTACGGCAGGTAACTCCTTTTTACAATGATGATTATTATAACTTGAGTGTCTTTAATTCCATTGGTGTTGCGGTAGATAGTTTGGCTCAATATATTTACAGTCTGCAAGGGGCTAGTGCTCCTTTAACGGCAGATGAAGTAAGTGTGCAATTGTGGGAAAGTGTGTTAGATATTACGCCTGACAACAAGGCGGACTTGAGCAGTAGACAAGCAGCTATAACTGCCGCGCTTAACGCTAACCAACGCATGAATAAATATCGATTAGAGCGACTGCTCAATATGTATGTGCCTAACGGTAGTGTAGAAATAATCGAACATTACAATGACTACATGATAGAGATCGTTATTAAAATGAGCGGCGAAGGCTATGACCAAAAAGCAATGATTGAGATGCTAGAGAAGTACAAGCCTGCCCATATTGGTTATGTCAGCGATAAAACTCATTATCACAATCTCTACTTAGGAGCTGTTACCATCGGTGGTGACGTCAACACGCTGATGCCTGCATATCCTAAGTTTAGCGATATTCGTACAAAAGTTACGACAGCCGCCATATCTTATGGTGCTGATAGTTTTGTAGTAATGCCCAAAAAACCTGTGTATACTAATATACGTAACAAAAATATTATTGGTATGGCAATGTATCAATTCGATGCGTTGACTATAAAACCTAAAGGAGTAGTGACTAATGGCTAAATACGAAACGTATACTACGGCTCTCGGGAAGAAAAAAATTGTCGAAGCGGCCGCAACTGGTGGGATGGTTAACATAACTCAATTTGCTGTCGGAGAGGATGGCAGTCAAGTTAACGAGAGTATGACATCCTTAAGAAAAGAAAAGTGGAGAGGCACTATTAACGATGTTGTACTAGATCCGAAAAACCCTAACTATCTAACGTATGAACTTATCATTCCGTTTGATGTTGGGGGCTTTACAATTCGCGAGGTAGGTCTGTTGGACGACGAAGGAGATTTGATAGCGATATCAAACTATCCAGATACGTACCAACCGCTGTTAACGGAAGGTACTGGAAAACAGAGTATCATTAATTTTGTGGTTGAAGTGAGTAACGCAGATGTTATAGCGATAAACATCGACCCATCTATCGTTAACGCTACTAAAGATTATGTGGACCGCCAAATCAGCGACGTTAAAACTTGGGTGACAGCACTCAACGAGGAATGCAATGAATCAATAAAAATTGTTGACGGAAAAGTAGAAATGTCTTTAGCTGCTATACAACGTATTATGATTCAAATGGAGCTAGACGGTAAAACAGACGGCAATTCTTTCTTCGATTCTTTTGATACGGCTACCCCTCAAAACATAAAAATTTTGCACGGTGATACGTATATTGTTACAGCGACTGAGCCGCAAGCTAAGTCGGTAGCTATAGATGCTGAAACGTTAGATGTGGGCGTAGAATACATTATATTTGATGACACACATGCAGAAAATCTTATTGTTACATCGTCTACTGGTAACGTAGCCAACTTGTCTACCCCGCTGACTAACGGCTATAAAAAAGGTGCTGTCATTACACGCAGTACACTAACGGTTGACCGTAAGAATAAAAAACCTGATGGCACTGCTAATTTCGTGCCAAAAGCATATACCACATACAACGCTACTAGCGAGGTGCTCAACTAAATTGAGGAACACCGCTAACAGAAGGAAAGAGAATACAATCGTATTTTTATCACGCGTAGAGAAAGTGATTGATTGTATTTTAAGGTATACAGATAATATAGATAAATATCCTAAAAGAGTTAGGTTTTCTGTAAGCAACCCCTTTTTGGCGGACGCTTTAAGTTTGTTGGAGTTAGGCAATGAGTTTTATGATATTTTGGTGGAGTGCGAGAGTGACTATAAAGAAAGACGAGCTTTGCAAAGAAAATTTATTTCACGAACGAAACGATTAGAGTTTTGGTTACGCTTATCAGAAAACCGTGGATATTTAACTGCAAGGGAAGTCAGCTTAGTTGCGCGGCCATTGAGTGACGCCAAAAAGATTGTTGCTCATATGTATCATAAAGATAAGGAGCGCTACTCGAAGTTGCTAGCCTAACATTATAGGGTATGTCCTGTAGTCTCCGAATGTGTCGAACTCGAACAACGTGCGTAACGTGAACTCTGATGGTACTCGTAACAACAACAATGCGTACAATGGTAACATCGGGTTCCGCCCCGATTTGCGTAAAAAGCCGAAACGTAGTAGCCGCAAGGTGAACAAAGGTGCAAATGTCAAAGGAGGACATATCCTGCGGGTGACCGCGAAAATAAGGCTGTCGACACTCCGACTGCAAAAAGCTGAAGGAGTTATTAGCGATAGGTATTTAATTTGTATTTTACTATCATGTCTGATTATGAAAATCTATTTAATGCTTATAAAGACTGTTGTAGAGGCAAACGGTGGAAAACATCTACTTGCCAATTCGTGCAATCAGCTACGACAAACGTTAGCGCATTGCAGGAAGAATTACTATCTGGCGCTTACAGACCAGGCGACTACAACGTCTTTAAAATAAAAGAACCTAAAGAGCGTATTATTAAAAGTATTAGTTTCCGTGATAAAGTTGTGCAAAGGTCCCTTTGCGATAATGTTGTAAGTCCTTTGTTTGAAAGGCATTTTATTTACGATAACTTCGCCTGCCGTAAAGGGAAAGGCGTACACGCAGCTTTACAACGAACCGAACAATTTATGAGGCGCGCTTACCGAGACAACGGCATGGAAAGTTACGTGCTTAAATGCGACATAGAAAAGTATTTCGATTCTATCGATCATGAAATACTTAAAGTTATGGTTAAGTCCTACATTCCGGACGCTCGAGTGTATGACTTGCTATGTTATATTATTGATAGTACCTGTAGCACACCGGGTAAAGGTTTGCCTTTAGGTAATCAAACTAGTCAATTATTTTCCTTGTTTTACTTGTCAGCTTTTGACCATTTCGTAAAAGAGAAGTTGGGTATCAAGTTCTATCTACGTTATATGGACGACTTTGTATTGATATCTCACGACAAGGATTACTTGCAGTATTGCAAAAAGAAAATTATTGAGTTTTTGCGTGGCCTCAAACTTACACTTAATCATAAATCTCATATCTTTCCTATACGTCACGGCATAGACTTCTTGGGTTACCACATCTATCTGACTAGTAGTGGCAAAATAGTCAAGAAGGTGCGCCGGGCGAGTAAAGAAAGAATGAGAAGGAAGTTGAAACATTTTGAGAAGCGGTACAAAGAGGGAACGTTAAAAGCCGAAGACATTAGCAAGAGTTGGAATAGTTGGTTAGGTCACGTTAGTCATGGTGACACATATTTTTTAAGAAAAAACATGCAACAACTGTATTTAAAAATTTTTGAGGAGTGAAGTTAATGGCTACATTAAAAAGTTTAGCTGTCGGCAGTCTATTGCGTGTGCAGGGCGCAAAGAAATTCAACGGCGAGGAAATCATTTTACAAATTGGATCTAAAGAGAACCATCCGGGCTACCCTGCCGGACATATACCTGTAATTACAGAGCGCATCATTGGGCTAATGGCGTTTGACGCCAAAGAAGCTACCAACAGTGATTCTAACCGTAAAAGCTACGGTAACAACAACTACGCGCTATCTAACTTACTACAATGGGCTAATAGCTCGGCGGCAAAAAACTGGTACAAAGCTAAGCATGCTGCAGATGCACCACCTACAGGTAGCGATGTTACGTATAACCCATATACCGACAAGGCAGGTTTTTTAAGTTACTTCCCTGCGGAGTTTGTCGCTATGTTGCCTAGCGTCAATCAAACCGTTAATAAACCGAGCGTTGACGGTGGAGGAACAGAAGTTGTAACAAGCAAAGTATTTTTACCAAGCTTGAGCGAGGTAGGTTTGGCTGTTGATGGTGCTGTCGACGGTACTAAGTGGGACTTGTTCACTTCGGATGCTAGCCGTATTGCTAAGCCTACGCAAGGTGCTATTGACAACAATACGTACGAGAGTGCCAACCTAAGTAAAGACAAAGGTTGGTATTGGTGGTTACGCTCCCCGAATGTGTCGTACTCGGACTACGTGCGTAGCGTGTACTCTGATGGTACTCGTAGCTACAACAATGCGTTCAGTGGTCACATCGGGTTCCGCCCCGCTTTGGCTCTGCGCTCTGATTTCTCTGTCTCTGGGCCTGATGACAAAAATATATACACGCTAACATTGAATAGCCCACCAACAATGACCGTTACTACAAAAGACAATGCCGTCCTGCACCACGGTGAAGAATTATCTTTAACAGGTAATTATGCAGACCCTGACGTTGGTGACGTTATCACAGCTAACTTTTCTATTAATGACGGCGCTGCTCAAGTATTAGATGTTAAGCTCAATGACGGCAAGGTATATCCGTTTGATAAAAAAATCAAAATGATGACAACGGATGACAAAGGCGATATTGTGTATAATGATAAAATTATTGCAAGTGGTCTCGAAAAAGAAAAGTCACATACAATACGCTTTTGGGCTCACGATGACAAAGGCGCTCGCTCTGCCGACACTTTCCGACGTTTCCAAGTCGTGCCTAACAGACCGCCGGTGATAACGTTGACAGATGTCCCTACCGCTCACGGTTTATCAATCGTTGATGATTTGGTATATAAAGGTGACGTTGTTGACTTAGATGGGGATGACGTTACTTTGT